TGGTCCAATATGGAAATCAGAATGGAGAAAAACTTGCTCACTACCGCTACCTGTTTTGGGAAAATATTCTAACTTCCACCGAGTTTTTGTATCATTTTGTTTATAACCAATCGTGGTAGCAAACAATTGGCCTGCACCACCAGTCCAAGCAAAGTCTCCATCAAATATAGCATTCGGTTGTGATGTGTATAAAGCACCAGTTGAATTTGTAGAACCATTTACTGTTAAGTTCGCGTTTGAAACCGTCAGCATTCCTGTAAAACCAGTCATGTCTATACTCTTTACCGTTGATGAAACATTCAAGACAACACCCGCAGATGTAGCATCAAAAATTACATCATCTGCTGATGTTGGAACAACTCCACCGACCCACGATGAAGTTGCGTTCCAGTTTCCAGATGTGGTGCTTTTAGTTATTATCGCCATATTAAGATTTAATCGTTTTTATTTGTATAGTTGCTCTTGTTAATGTTGAAGCACTATCAACATTGAAAGCCAATATATCACCGAATAATAAACTTGTCGCCCAAGTTGTTAAATTAACATCTACTGCGATTTGACTTGATGATAAAGTTGGTTTTTCTGTGCCAGTGATTGTGTTTGCGACCGTTGGTATAGTTGGTTGTGCGGCTTTCCAAACATCAACAACTATTGAGCCTGATTGGTCGGCTATGACACCCCAACAATCAATTTCGCAGTCATATGGAACGAGTAAATATCCTTTCAAACCAGTTGTGATAACAGACCCACCACCATCGATTGTGATGCCTAAACAACCACTTTGTGTTCCTGATGTGCCTGATGAACCACTCGTCCCAGCAGCACCCGTCGGTCCAATATAAAGACCATTGTTTATATCTGTGAAAAGTGAGTTTATGGTCGTTCTGGCTGAAAGACCAGTATCTCCATTGTTAATTAATGTATATGGTGTTGGCATATATTATATTTTGTTTTTTCAAATTAATCCTTCCAGACAGCGTCATCAACCCAGAGTTTCAAATCATTCCAAAATCCATTATCCAAAATCCAGTTTTTACCTGAAAAATATCCTGGTAGGAACTTCATCACCATCATTCTTTTTTGAATAACAGCCCAGTCGATTTGACTTTTTTGTTGTTGAATTTTTGCTGTCTTTTTAATCATACTTTATATATTCTAAAAGTTCACTTCTGTTTTTTTTAACTCGTTGGATATATCGGTGATATTGAACCACCGCCACCACCACCAGTCAAAATTAAATGTGTGCCTTTTGTATATCTGATATGAACATCAAAGTCGATTAACTGACCAGTTTGACCCGTGATTGTAAAATTGATTGATTGTGTTCCAGTGGTAGACCATTGAGTTCCAACTGTTGTAAAATCTGTTAATTTTGTTGAACTGACAGTTCCACCTACAAGTGTTAAAGCAGAACCAGAATGTCTCCAAGCACCAAAAAACCTTTCACAATATCCAGCAGTAGCACCTGAATTTTGACCATAAATTATAGTTTCAATAAAAGCACTTTCACCTGTCGACATTGGAATTAAATCAAACTTCGCTGTAGTTGAACCAGACATTGTAAAACTCAAATATGATATAAAAGTCGCACTTTCAAGAACTGGTGAAGCAGTTGCCGTGATTTCATTTACATAAAATCTATCACCTCGCCCTTCACTATACCAAGTTTGAATTTGACCTGATTGAGTTCCATTTATCACGGCTCTGACACCAGAAAATGGATTTACTTTTGATATTAATCTTTTTTGTGCCAAGATTTATTGAGTTCTTTTATTTCTTTTATCAAATCATTCATAGTTTGTTTCAATTCGTCGAACTTTTCGGTGATGTGGTCGATTTTATTTTGATAATCATTTTTGATTAAATCAAGTCCAGATTTGTTTTCAAACGACATTTGTTTTACTTGTTTTAGGTCTTCCATAGTGGCATTCAAAAACCAACCGATTATGGCGATTGCAAGACCGAGGGCAATTTTAATTAAATCCAGTTCCATTTTTTATGAGATATATTTTTTCAAGAATTTGATTTCTTCAAGTGTTAAATCGCGATATGTGTCTTCGATATAAATATCACTGTCCCAAGCCACGATGTTTGGATACAAGTCATCAGACGCTGCGCTGTAAAGTGGAAGGTGTTCATTGTTCGCACAAATAAAGTTTACAATCCGTTGGTTCCAAAAATCACCAAGATTTTGCATTTCGTGTCTGATATATTTTAGTTCCTCTAAACTCGATGAATTCGTATCAGTTGAAGTTGCTTGACCAAGACCAAGATTTCTAATTTGAAAAGCCAAGTGTGGAAGTGCTAAATAACAAGTCCAGTATGCGAGTGCTTTCGCTGATATCTCAATCAAGTCAATTTCAAAACTTGTAAAGTATGGTGTTGAATATGTTGTTCCGATATAAAGTCGATATTCAAGGTCAACATAAAGTGGTGTTCCAAGAACATCTTGAATGTGAATATCCTGTGCTTGTTTGACGAATGGATATATTAAATCTACATCTACATTTTTTCCAAGAGGTGAGTTGTCTCTCAGGTATTGGTCGTCAATAAAAAGATATGAAAAAGTTGCTGCCATCGTTTTTATATTTGTGGTTGATTTTGTTGAGGTGTTGCCTCATCGATTTTTATAGGTGTCAGTTCCTCTATATCACATTGTGTTATACCATTGTATACCAGAACTGATTTAAATGCGTCTAACACGACTTTTCTTTCTGGTTTAATCACCATTTTATCAAAGATTTCCCACGACTGAAATAATTCACTTGAATATCCAAGTTTTCCTGGTGTTTGAATTCCAACAAGTTGTGGATGGCATCTATGCGCGGTGATAATTTGTTGTGTGATTTGTTCTGAAACTTGTAGCAATCTTTGGTCTATGTTTGTAGCATCAAGCGTATCAACATCAGGAGCAAGTTCTTTTCCATCTGCGTATAGAATAATTGCCTTTCCAGCGTTTTTGGGTCCACCATGTTGTTGTTTGATGGCTTCTGCGTTTTGTCTTCTTTCATCAGGTGTTGGTTTTTTATAGAACTTGAAAACGATTGATGGTGAAAATCCATTGTTAATAGCAGCCAAGTTATAATCTGCCATTAACATATCGGCTTTAATCCATTTTAATGCTGAATAATATGTTGGTAGTGAAAAATATTCCATATTGTTTTCTGAACCTTTAATAAAAACAAGTTGTCTACCACTTTCATTATTTGGGTTAAAAGCGTCAATTTTACGAGGTGGATATTTTCTGGTGTTAGACCAATCTTCAGAATAATAATAATGGTCTGGTTCCATCCAAGGTTCATCTTTTTTTCCAGGTGCTAATCGACAAGCATCAACCCAGTTTATATCTAAAATTCTTGTATGGTCCATAGAATAAATCACCTCGAAAGTTCCATATCCAAAAGTTTGAAAATCTCGATTTACATTTTTCCACACACCATCAAGTTTTCTCCAAAATGGGATTAATTTCCAGTTGTCTATAATCCACTGTTGTGTCATTTCTCGACTACCACCAAATATAAATCCAAGTCCTGATATCAATTGTGTTTTACCCTCTATGATTGAATTATGAGTTGCTGAACCATTTTTATATTCCAACAAGTCGAGTGGAAATGAATTGTTTTGACCCCAGAGCACCCAGTCAAATCCTCGATGTTCTTTCGGCATTGGTAGTTCTATATTGATATTCCTAAAATTATCAACGAACGAACCCCCATCGTTTTCTTTTTTTGGTTCTAAAACCTCTTTTTGTCTATTAAAAACAAAATCAAATATAGTCATACATTATCTTCTTAAAGCACCAGTATTTTTTGATGCCCTGACTATGGTGCTCCAAGTAGCCGCATCTTCAACCATAATTTTACCACTCTGCAATTTTGTTGAACCAGCATAGCCAGTCCAAGACCACATACCAGATTGTAAATTCCAAACTCCACTATTGAGAACTTCGGGTGTTCCAACTTTGATATCAAACTTTGTCCATTTATTTTGGGGTTGTAAATCAGATAGTGTCGCTGATTTAGTCGCTCCTGTGATGTCATTTGTTAATAAAAAAGTCCAACTACCAGTCCAACCAATAGGTGCTTCGTCCTTAAAACTTAACCAAACAGATTGTGTGATACCAGGTGTAAAAATTATAGTCATTTTTTAAACTTTATTGTATATTTTATATATGATAATTAAATCTGTTTGTTTGTTAAACGAAAAAACCCACCTTAAAATTAAAGTGGGTTTTTTTATAGATTTACGATTTACGATTACAATAAACCAGCGATGATTGATGAGGAAACACCTGGTGCTCTTTCGATCTCTTCACCTCTTAATGTGATTACATAATTTGAACCATCCGCTTTGGTTGTTCCTGATGTAGAGGTGCTTTCAAGTAGATATACACCTTCTTGAGCCCCTGGATACCAGTAAAACCCGTTGCTGTCTTTTACAATTGCTGCTAAATCTCGTTGTGTTAAAAGTGCCAAAGTATTTCTTTTTTGGACATCTCTGCGAGGAATAGTCACGGTGATTGTTTGTTCAAAAAGTGCTGAACCAGCCTCGATTGATTTAACCAAGTCTTCTTGATATGTTGCTGAATTTCTGTTGAACTCAAACTCATAGAATTTTGACGCAGTTGCCATCGTGATTGATGATACTGTTCCACCAGCTTCAGTGAATGAAATGATGTTGTCATAATCTGTTAGATATAATTTGGTGAGACCCCCGATATTGTTTTCACAATTCAAAGAAATTCCACCTGAAAAACTTACACAAGCCATATTTTTTTAATTTTTTTTTATTATGAATAAAGAACGATTTCAGCACCATATAGATAATCAACACCAAATTTCAATGATGTCACAAATCTTTCAGTTCTTGCACCAGAGATTTGTCTTTGTGGGATTAAAAGGACTTCGTCCCAATCAGATGTCAAATCTGTTAAGAAAAACACCTTTTCAGAGTTAAACGCTATCATTTGTTTTGTTGCCAAACCAGAGGTTGGAATTAATCTGTATCCAAGATAGTTCAATTCTTTATCACCAACAAGGAATAAACCACCAGTTGTAGCCGCTTGTGCTTGTTTGTATGAGAAAGCGATTGCTTGAGAAACAAAGATTTTGAAGTTAGGTTGGTTTCTAACTTCTGCTGGAACTGCTTCTAACAATCTGTTTAACTCACCTACAACATTTGTAGATGTGATTGTAGATGCTGTTGCAGAAATATCGATTACATCACCATCAGCCAATAATTTTTTAACCAATCCATCACACAAATTAAGTGGATATGATGATGTTCCTGTATCACCTTTGAAAAGTGTGATTTCTAAATCAGATGCTACTTTTTCAGCAACATAATCAACAACGAACTCTGCGTATGAATTCGGCATCACTTCCTCAGAGTTTGAACCTGCTCTTAATTGAAGTGATAAATAATTTGCCTCGAATGTTGTAGCGCAATATTCAAGATTTACTTTCAAATCACAAACTTCAAGAGTTTTTTGGTTTAATGTTCCTTCACCTGTCGCTGAAAACGAACAGTCATCGGATTGTAGGATGTTTCCTAAGTCAGAGTATGCCAACTTGATTTTTGACTTAACATTTGGAATTAATGTCAATTCCGATTTAGCAACACCTGTGGTAAGGACTTTCTTGAAGAAACCTTCTGCGTCTTTACCATAAAAAGTAGTATTATCAACTAATGCCATTTTAATTTAATTTTTTTTTGTTCTTTCTTTATATACTGAAAGTTGTTTTTTTGTTTTTTATTTGACTTTTGCGAAGGCTTTAACTCGTGCTTCCATTTCAGCAAACTTGTCATTGACTTTTGTTTTTTGAACATCTTTTTTGATTGATGTTTCAGACGGCGTCATTTTGAATTTTTCTTTAACTTCTTTTTTGAAATTAACTTGTTCGCCAGAAATTTCTTCGATTTTAATTTTCATTTTTGTCAGTTCTTCCATTAATTCACCAAATCTGTTATCAATCATCATACTAACATCTTCTGGTGTTAAAGTGGTTGGTAAATCTATACCAGTGTTTGGGTCGATAGCCATTTTATCCTCATCATCTTCTTTTTTACCACCATATCCAAGTTCTTCTACAACCTCAATGATTTCTTTTACTATTCCACTTTCAACAACGATTTTACGACCATCTTCAAAAGTATGTTCACCATCTGGTGCGGGTGTTTCCATTGTTTCATCAACATAAACTTTTCCACCGATTTCCAATTCACTCTCACAATATACTATGGTTTTACCATCAGCGAGTGGATATTTGTTAAACTTCATTTTCATATAATTTATTTTATTTTTTTTAAGCGCCAGTTCCATATCGGCTTTAATTTCAACTGAAAACCCACGGACATCGCCACTTTTAACTTGTGATTTCCAAAATTCATCATCATTTATTTTTACACCACCGAACCAAGTTCCCTCTGGTAAATCAAATCCAAAGTTTTTTGATTTATCATATTCACCATCTATAATCCAGTTTTCTGAAACGAATGCTTCGACTTTACTGCCTTCTTGATGTTGGAAATTTATATTTTTTGAGTTCAGATCTGAATTAAATTTCAATTGTATCATCTCGATGTCTTCTTTTGTAAATCTTACAAAATATTCACCGATTTTATCATCTTTTCTATAAATTAATTTATTTGGGATTAAAAATGGACCATATAGCATTTTTTTATCACCATCTGCTTTGAACTGGATTTTAACATTCTCGACTTTTTGTTTTTTAAGTGCTATCCAGTTTACACCGATTGCGGGTTCGTCGACAAGTGAAATCATATCAACGCCTTGTTCTTCGCCAGTCAATTTTATATCAAATATAGGAATGGTATTCATATATCACTATATATGTAAAATCTTTATTTTTGTTTTATGAGAAAGTCGATTGGCTTTCCAGAACTCTAACTCGCCTTTGAACCTCGGTGATGTCGCTTTCTAAAACAACTACTTTTTGTATACCAGATTGACCACCAGATTGACCAGCAGTGGTTCCATTTGATCCAGGTGTTCCTAAATTTTGAGTGTTAAAACCTGTAAAACCACCACCATCTGGTAATCCACCTCCACCAAGATTTCCAGCGCTGCTACCACCTCCACCAAAACCACCTGGGTTGAGGTTCGCACTTTGTGGCTGAACCGAAGTTTCATATTTTGCACCCGCAAATCTTGTCTGTCTAATTTGGTTTACGGCTTTCGCAGTCGATGTAGTGATTATAGCAGCGAGGGCAGCACCGACTATTGGACCAGCAATCGGACCCAAAGGTGCTGCTGAAGTATATGCATCAATGGCACCTCTTAAACCTGATATTATAGTTTGTGCGATTTTTAATTTTTTATCTTCCTCAAATGCTTTTTGGGCAAATTCACCTTGTTTTTTTGTCAGTTCTTCACCCAGTCCATCAATCAATCCAGTTCTTTGTTGTTCCAAATTAGTTGATGCTTGATTATACTGGTCCTGTGAAATCAACCCCCCATTGTATCTGTTTTGTAAACTTTTGAGTTCGTCATTATAATTTTGGTTTATAGTATTGGTTCGACGGATATTGTCATTTTCTATTTGTGTCAATTCCTCATCACGAGCCGCTTGGTTTGTAGAAATTATATCTGATATTGCGCTCGTCACAGTGTTTGCTAAACCAACAAATTCCTCGATTACTTTTATAGAAGCATCAATAAAAATACTTAATTGTTCGCCAGCCGTTTGTTCGGCGTTGTCCAATAAATTTGCGTCAAATTCATTTTGTGCGATTTCTAATTTCTTTTTACCATCTTCATCTATATTTTGTAAAGTAGTTTGTAGATTTTCATTTTTTTGTGCCAACAACTGATTTAATTTGTCTTGTAAATTTATTCTTTCTTCATTTGCCTTTGTTTCATTAATTACTAAATCGACTTTTAATTTATCATCAATTTCTTTAATTTTATTCGCTCTATCAGTAGCATTTTTAATTTCAATACCAGCGCTTACTTTTTCCAAGTCGGCTTGTTTTTGAAGTGCTAAATTCAACGCGGCAAATCTTTCATCTTGTTCTTTTAACAGGACATCGGTGGCTTCTTTATCAAGTTCGATTTGTATATCTTTTCTACCATCCAATATAGATTGATAGTCAAGATTAAATAATTTTAAGTCATCAATCCTTTTAAGTTGCTCGTCATTTAATAATTTTGTTTCTGTTTGAATTCTTTCCTTTTCAAGTTTGAATAAAATATCATCAAGTTCTTTTTTCAAACCTTCTTTTTTCGAGTTGAGTTCTGATAATTTTTGGATTTCGAATACATTTAAGTCCGATATTTGTGCCTCTGTTAAACTCAGTTCCGATTGTAGTCGTTGTCTATCACTTTCAAGTATCAAGTCATTTGTGTTGTTGTTTCCAAAAATAATTTCTTTTTGTAAAACCTCACGAGCCAGTATTTCATCTTTATAAAGTTGCTCTATATCACCAAGTTCTTTTTCTCGCAACTTTTCTATATCAAGTATATTTTTCTTTACAATGTTAAGTTCAATCTTGGCTTGTTCCAAACTGATTTTTTCAATGAATTCTTTTCTTTTTTCGGCGTTTTTAATTAAACCATTTACTTTTTTAACATCTTCATCGAACTCTTTTTGTGATGCGTCAAGTTTTAATGCCAATTCAAAATTTAATCTGTTAATTTCACCATTTGACGCTGTAATCCTTTGTCTATCAAGTTCCAATGATGAATTTACAGCATCGGTTGTATATTTGTCTAATATATCATTTAATTTTTGTAAATTTTCGGCTTCTTTATTTATACCCCCTGTTCTTTCACCATCGGCTTTTTTTCTTTGTGGGAAAAGTTTGTTAATCAGTTCTTTTTCTTGGTCTATTAATTTTTGTTGTTCTTTTACTTTATAACTTAAAGCCTTTGTAGTGTTATCGGTTGAAATCTTAAAAACCGCCGCCCTGATTGCATCACCCTCTGCGATTTCGTTGTTTTGTTGTCTGTTTTTAATTTCATCTGACTGTGCTTGGTTTAACAACATTTGGCTTTCTGCTAAACTCCTAATTAATTTGTCTTGTTCTTTTTTATTTGATTTTAATTTAAATTCAGTTAATTTTAATGTGATAAAATCTTTTATAGTTCCATTTAAGACTTCTTGGAATTTATTTTCATCTTTTATATTTGCGATTGTAGTTCCATATTTACCATTGATTTCAGATATTAAATTGCTACGAGTTTTTGATTGTGCGTTTGTTTGTTTTAATCTGAATACCAAAGATGTAAATTCTTGACTTTCGGATGCGAGTTGCTCCAGCAGTTGTTCTCTGTTCTGTGTTTCTTCTTCTTGCCTTTTTGCTCGTTGTTCTTCTTCTTTACTCGCTTGTTGACTGGCTTGGAAATAATCTATCAAAGCCGCTGTTAAAAGTGCTATACCAGCGGCGATTGCTAAAATTGGTATCGCCCTCTGTGCTACACCCAAAGTGGTTGTCGCTACTGCTGCACCTTCTGTTGCCGCGGTTGTTGCTGATAATCCAAGAATATAGTTCCTGATTGGTTTTATTAATGAGCCAAAACCATTTCTTAAATTTGTAAAAATATCTGGTAAAGAACCAGCAAACTGAATTAATGCCGCGAAACCAAGTGCTGTCTGTAAACCAGATATTGCGCTATCCAACGCTGGTATTTCCACGCCTAAACCAGTTAATCCATCTTTCAGGGCACTCAAACCTTGTAAACCCGTCGAAAAAGCAAGGTTTAATGAATTTCCAAGTCGTTCAGTTGTATTTCCAGCCAAATTACCAACTATTGCGTTTGTATCCGCGATTTCATCTTTCAATTGACCAGCGCGAAGTGAGAGTTCTTGGAACCTCGCGGAACCAGGTTCGAGATTTTGTAGTTCTATTATAGTTTTTTTCAACTGAGCCCTTAAACTAGTAGCGGATTTTGTAGCAGTTTCTACATTTTTACCCAATTCGCCCGTCGGTGCTTTTCCAAGTTCTGTTGCGGCATCAGCAGTTTGAGATATAGTTTGACCGAGTTTTTGTGTTGATTGTGTTGTTTTTTTAACATTATCATTAAAACCAGATGTGTCATCTTTTAAGGCAACGATTACTTTATCTAAATTATTTGCTTGTGTTGTTAAAGATTTGAACTCGCGGCTACCAACTTCCAAACCACTTAATTCAGCATTTGTTAATTCAAGTGCTTTTTCAAGTTCAGCCATAGTTGATACTGTTTGTTCAACACCATTGACTTTTACATTTAATATAAAATCTGCCATCTAATTTTAATATACTTTTATTAATCTGTGATATGAATATGAACACAACCACTGAATATTTGTCGAACCCACACCTTGTGCTTTTACATAAAAACCACTTCCGTCGGCTGTTAAATCACTTTGAGGCTGAGTTGAAGAAAAACTCGACCATTCATTTTTTATTGGAACTCCGATTGTGTGAGGTGTTCCTCCCGCTTCAACTGAAAACACACCAACGAGTTCTGATGAATAAACAACATCTGCTGAGTTTATCACAGTTGCTATGATATTGGCTTTTATTTGAACCACTTCACCATAGTTCACTAAATCAGTCCACGGAATGTTTACAATATCGTATGTTAGGGCATCAGATGTTTGTAAAGCCCCTTGTGAAGAAATCCATTCTGACTTTTCATATTGACCAGTTCCGTCATCTGCAAAATCACCTCTCAAAGCGTGATTTCCACCAGTCCACACGGTGTTATCAAGCCAAGCATTTCTTCCATTACTTTTACCAAGAAAAACTTGATGTGAAAGACCATTTTCAAAAGTCAATTGATTTGTTCCAGCAACGAAACAATATGATGTGTCGTCTGTTGTGATTGTTTGTGAACTTGCAATTGTGATATAATTTGTTGAACCATTTGCTAAACCCGCTCTTACATTTAAGAAAAGAGGTCTCGATTTATTTACATTCGACGAACTTGAATTTATTTCAATCGGTGCGTTTGAACTCGCGGCACCATCAGTAGTTAAAACCGAACCACCAGAGCCGACCATATAAACACCACCATTTATATCAATCTGTGTTGTTCCACCTGATGAACCGCCCAAATATAAATCCTTCCATCTTAATGTCGTTGTTCCTAAATCTGTATAATATCCAGAACGAGGTGAAACACTGTCGGCTGAATATGTGGTTCCGATGACGATGTTCGGTGATTGAAAGTTCCATATATTTGCAGAACCAGCACCTGACGAAGTCGCAGTAGCAAGTCCAACTATACCATTGTTTGAACGAAAATAAGCCGTGTCATCGGTTAAATTGAAGCCGATTTCTCCAATGTATAAATCGGTTTTTAACCAAGTATCATCTGAGTGGTCATTTGAAGTTGGTATAGTAAAAGATTGACCTGATGTTGTTAATCTGTGGTGTCTTAATCTTGTATATTGTTCTATTGATGGCATATATCTTTTTATATTTTTTTTATCTCGTTCTGTTTATGAACGAAGTATTTGTTCGTTTCTAATTTTGTTTATCAAACTATATGTCGGGCTACCAGTGATATATCCACCAGATGAATTTGTCCTTGGATTTGGATTTGTTAAAGATGTTAAACCAACCTCTGCTAAATCTGGTAGTATCATATCAACACCAGCGTCCATTATATTCTCAAATCCATTCGTTGAACTCGAAATCACTATATCTTCACCCGCGTCCATCACATTTACTATCGTGTTAAGTGCTTTGTTTTCAATTGCTACATCTTGACCAGCATCAAGAACATTTGACCTCGATATTGGATTTCCAAATTTAAATCTAACACCATTTATGTAAGATACATCGTTTTCTAAAATTAATTTTCCATCTGTCGCAATTATTGAAACATTTTGTAAACCACCCATCACTTGATTTCCACGACCATTTACTATATTTATGTTCCTTGTAAAATCACCGACTATATTTTCATCACCGACTATGGATATATTTTTCGATGTCGGTGATACAAAGTTCGATTGACCTGATATTTGTATAGTGGTGTTTGTTGATATATCTTGACCTGCTATCGAGTTGTTAAACCCAGAACCAGGTTTTTTTGACAGTGGTATCCACTCGATTTGCGAGGAAGTTCCAACAATCTGCATTTGGTGCGGATTTAAGATATATTGTGATTGAAACTGATTTGCTACTTGCCCCCACTGATTTACAATTATATTTTGATTTACATATTTTGTCGGTTGAATTAATTTTAAGAACTGACACCTTGTTAATCCACCCCCAACACTATCATAATCTATAATTTTTTGTAATCTTAACCAATTTCCTTCAAGAACATATATTTTTCTGAAATCTAAATTGTTTATATCTTTTGGTGTTAATTTTAGGAGGCAAGTTATTGACTTTGAACCTGGGTCGGAAATTTCATTAATAAAATTCGACCAGTATTTATTATACAAATTATTATTGGTCCATCTGGCGAAATCCCAGTAAACAAAATCACCCTGTTCCAATCCATACCAATTTATATCAACCAGTGGGTCTTGTGGACAATCAACAGTTCCAGCATATGGATATGTCGTATAAACCGAAAATGTTGGACTGATACTCGCAGTTGGATTTGTGATACCACTTAGGAGTTCCCACCCGATGCTCCAACTCGTTTGTGGATTGTTTAATTCAATCACACCTCCACCTCTTTGTTTAGTATATGGTCTTAAACCACCCCATATTAAAATCCTTGGTGCTGGTGTTTGGATAGGTTTTTTATTTCCACCATCGACATTGTAAATCGCTGGAAGAACGACATCTGTGCCTGATGGAACATTTGTCATAACAGAAGTTCCAAATGGAAGTTCAATAGTAGTGGTGTTTTTTAAGAAATCGTTTTGTATAGTTTTTTTATAATATGAATATGGTCTTAATCTTTCGTTTTTGAACTTTGTGTTATAGTAATCATTTTCTTCTTTATTTTTAAATTCATAATTTTTTGATGTTAATTCACTCAGGGGTATAATTTCAATATCGTCAGTATGTAGTTTGTTTGTCCAGTTTTGGAAATGATTTGAATTAGAACCATCATAATAAAAATCATCACGGGGTTCGATGATATATTTTCTTTCAACTTCTTTATCAGCAGCAATTTGTAAATTAAACATTTTACAAAGACCAAGTAAAAAATCTTTTGCCATCATATCTTTTGGTAAAAACGCCGAGCCCTCTAAAATGGAGTTTTCAACTGATTTTGGTGTTGGTTCGTTAAAAATATATGAACCAGATTTTAATTTAATTTTCCAATCACCGACTATTGGTAGTTGAAAGCTTCCACCACCTGATGAAAATTGTTCGTAAAAACTGATTACTCCACCACCAATCGTTGATGCTTTTGCTTGAAGGAGATTTGATAATTCAATCCAAACTTTATCACCTTTCGAAAAATATGTTGTAGGACAAGTTGCTGTTAATTGATAGTTCCTCCAGTTTTCAGGTTGGTATGTTCCGAAATTAACCCAGTTGTAATTTGTTGAAGACCAGTATGATTGAGGATTTACATAAAACTGGTCAGATACAGAAGTATAAATCTCTGATTGAACACCCGCCCGTTCCAACCACCAAGTTGCTCTTAATCTCACTCCATTTCCATCTGGGTTCCATACAGTTGATGGATTTCTTATCCACCCTGGAAAATATGTATATCCAGGTGTGTTTGGTTGTAGGGACGCAGTAGCCCGCATTTTCAACTCACAATCCAAAACCAAATTTGCCGATATATTATATTCACCATTATCACTTACAATCCACTGATATGTGTTTTCGTTCCAGTTTCCAAACTGACCACTTTGCGTTGAACCATTATCAAAATATGATGCCGTTGTTCCGAGTGTTCCGCCTTCTTTATTAAATGGTATACGAGTTCTGAACTGTGTTGGTAAAGTCGAAGCAGTCGCTGTCGTGTTAGGATTTAAGTTTTGAAACCACCACCAAGTTCCAGGTTGAACCTCTGATGGTGATTGATTATATGATGCGGTCAATCCTACAATAAATTTTCGCGATTTTGTTTCTTCTGGATTTATATCATATTGACTATATTTTTGTGTTAAAATTAATCTTTTGAAAAATTGACTATCAAAAAAATTACTTTCGTATGTCGAACTCGCTGCCTTAAATATTCTGTCTAATATAGTTTTCAAATAATATGACGGAGCAAAACTCGTCACTGGAAATGTATTGTAATCCACTTCATCACCCCATTGTATCAGGGGATATACAACACCTCCACCTGAATGTATAATTTTCCAAACATATCCAACTATACCAGTTTCACCAAATGGACTTAAACCAAGTGGATAAAAATAATTGACTGTAAAAGTAGTCGAGGTGGAAGCCACGACAGACCAATCACCATTAACCATTCTTAATCGAGTATCATTCCCAGGATTTATTAAAACTCTAACATAATCACCGATAGACAATCCGTGAGGCGTTGTAGTTGTAAATGTTAATCTACCAGTTGTTGATTGTTTATTAACAACACTGACAGTTCCTGAAAGAGTTTGTGTAAAACTTGTTTTATTTACACCGCTTGAATTTGTAATCAAACCAGACCAACTATTCACTATATTATCACGCGACCAAAGGTGGTTATATTCAGTGAAATCAAATCCATTTATTTTTATATCGCCGATGTCAGAAAACAAACTTGTTAACTCACCGTTTAAGGCGATTTCATATTCTATATTTCCACCTCTATCACGAGTTGCTTTTTTAAGTTGTAAATTGCCTTTAAGAACTTCTATACCACCAGAAAGTAAAATGACTTCTGTTCTTAAATTTGGATTAAAACCCGACCATACTGATACACCACCTAGTTGTATCCAACTATCAGATTGTAAATTATAAATTCCACCGAATATACGATTATTGTTGTTTGTTCCTGGTATAGTGATAGTTTTCGACCAACTTGTTTTAACACTTTCAGGATTTACAATATCCGATATAGAATATGTGATTGGTATGCTGACATCTTCATGGAGGTCGATTTTTTTACCACCTACATATTTTGATCCATTTCCAACGACATTATTTGGTTGAGATTTCCATTGTGAGTTGTATGTTCCAATCGACTGGGTTCCGCTATTCGATGGAGTTTGAACTGTTCCAGGCAATCTTTGTGATTGTGCTGGTCTTGTAAATATAATTAATTCAGTAGTCATTTATCCTCGTAAAGTTGTTTTTTGATATGAAGTTTCCCAGTTAAATCCATATAATATTGGAGTTCCAAGTCGTTGTGCCACCTCAACTGAGTTGTCTGTTGCTACTATTGGTAGTTTTCTCCAAGTGATGTCTTTTTGTAAAAAACCACAAGGTGTTCCACTAAAAGTTCCTGATATTGTAATCTGATTTTCGACTGGTATATTTGTAATCGTATATTTGCCAGATTGGGTTCCATTTAATTGATGTAGAAAAACTGAATTTCCAACAAGGAATTCATTTTCTATACCAGTAGCCCACTTTGGTTTTTTATAAATAAAAGTCGCAATTCCAGAAGCAGTTCCAACTAACTGCGTTTCCATTAATTCAGGTCTTTGTAAAATAAATATATCTTTTGACAGGGGCAGTTCCGTCAACCAATTAGCATCAACTTCACGGATATATGAACCGACTGTTCCTCGTTCTTGTCCATTTATTTTGAATGTCTGTAAACCTCTATCACCCAAAGTGTATTGTGTGTTTAGTGGACTTAAAACTCGTGAAAAATTATCTCTAATTATATTATACGCTGTTCTCCTTCTATGGTAGAATGTATAAAGTTCTGGCGAACCCAACTGACCAGTAAAACAAAATCTACTTTGGAACGCCTCTGGGTTTTTCAAATTAAAAGTAAAAACCTCACTCACCAGAGTTGAGGTTGAATATCTTAATTGTATAGTATATTTTTTTACAATGGGATTTATTATAGTCGTGTTTGCTATTCTGTTTATATCATATGGTCCACAAAACAACCTCATCCTTCGAATGAGATGTGTTTTATTCGTTGGATATGAATAGGTGTTTATTAAAGTTCCTCCATTGTCATATGTCTTAACATCAAGTTTCCAATCTGCTACATTTATATTTTGTTGAGTTAAGAAATCTAAACAGAACTGGTCGTTGTATGTTAAACTCAATTCACGAGGCGAGTTGGTTAAAAACTTCGCTGTATTTGAAAAAGTTCCCACGACAGAATATGTCGACGAATATGATGTAAAATATTCATAATCTATTCCACCTTCAAAAACATATGCCGTGTTTGAATTTTGTAAATTAAGATATTGATTTACGACGCCAGAACAATCAATCGTGTTGTCATATTCTTCGCCAAATTTTATTTGTAAACTAAACGCAGCATTCGGCGCCGAAGTGTTTGTTCCAGAAAAAATAACATGAGTTGCCGCTGATTTATCAATCGAGGTTTCAATATAATCCTCACATATTCTTTGTAAATTAAAAAGACCATAACCAGTCGTTGGGTCTGGGAATGTTTTAAGTGTATGAACTTTAATTGAGTTGATATAAATATCACAGATATATCTGAAATTACATTTACCAGTGTTGTTTGAATTCGCAGTGATTAGGATTTCATTTGCCGATGGGTAAAAATAGTTTGTGGTTAAATTTTTTATTATAGTGATAGCCATATTTTATTTTATTCTTTTTTGTATATCATAGGTGGTTTTATCTATAATTAATTTTTCAATTCTTTCGCCTAATTTTGGATACATCGCCTCGATTGTTGTTTTGAAAAACATTTTTGGTTTTATACCCTTTTCATATTGAAGAACATTTGCTACCGCCCACGGATTTAGACCACGACTTGTAGCCCAGGTTTCCAAAGCAAAAGCAGTCCCAGCAACATTTCCACGGAACTCAAATGGTGTGTCGTATATTTTTTGGTCGACTGGATTTACACCCTGGTCTTGAAATTTACCATAATCAGCCATACGGAATTTGAACTCACCATCAACTGATTGTTCATCATATTCGGATTTTATAGAATTTTCCAAAGTTCCACTATCAATCAAATTAATCCTTTTGATTTCTTCTTTTATTTTCTGGACAACTTCTGCTACCCATATTCTTTCAACTTCGCGGATTAACTCTCTCGTGTCTTTGTCTAAATTCATTTTATGTTATTTTAAAGATTGACATTTTTGCTGTATATCCAGGTTGTGTTGCGTCTGGTCTTAACCAAATTAAAAATGGCGTTCTTGCCCAAAATTCCAATCTTGAATTTGCAGTTGCCGATATTATAGTGCTTCCGCCATATGATGAAAGACCAACATTACCTGCTGGGTCAGTGTTGTGTTTATCAATTGCTAACAATTCGACTGAATTTGAAACTGTCGCACCATTATATTTCAAAAAGAACAACATAATTTTATCATTATTATATCCACTAAAATCCCTTTCACCAAGTGTAATCGAATAATCACATTTATATATTCCATTATAATCAAAGACAGCGGCTGTCATTCCACTGATATTTTGTTCTAACGAAACTGTCAAACCAAGCAAACTTGAACCAGTCGCAAGAACTTGTGTCGATTGATATTCACCAAACCAATATGCTTGCTGAGGTGTTGTTCCTGACGAACCATTTGTTCCTGACGAACCATTTGTTCCTGACGAACCATTTGTTCCTGACGAACCTGATGTGCCGTTTGTTCCACCACCACCGCCACCGACTGTGCCCCATGATAATCCACCAGAACCATCTGTGACTAAGCCCTGACCTGACGAGCCATAATTAGTTGGAAAATCGAAATCTAACTGACTTGAACCAGTATATCCGAGTGTTAAATATGTTGTTGTTGAAGATGATATTTTTAATTCACCTCTACCTAAATTTGAATTTTGATTTATTCCTGACATTAAACTTCATTATATTTTATTGGAAAACCATATGTTGGGTCATCACAAGTTGAAAACTGGAAATTAAATTCAATCGTCAAATCCAAAACAACTCCACTGACTTTGTCTAACCATCTGTCTGATAGCGGTTGTAAAGACCAAGATTGTAAATCAATAATTTCACCCGCTGTTTCTTTCAAATATCTTACAAGTCGAAAAGCCAGTTCCTCACAATCTGACACGACATCATTTTGATTTGAATTTCCAAGATTATCAAGAAAAACCAAGTCGTATATCACGACTTGGTATCTGCGAGTAAATGCGTAATCAGAAAGTGGTGTTGTAGATTGAGGATTAACCCAGGCACCTGGATAGATTTGTTTTGCTTTCGGTTCACCATTTTCATTAAAGAAAAGACCATATCCAAATTGATTTATATTTGGGTCTGATGTCGCCCAGTCATTAAAAATCTGAGACATTGCTTTTTGTGATAAATATTCCATATAATTTTATATCTTTTTATTTTCGACTTGTTTATTAAGTTCTTTTTCTCCAACCACCGCTTTCAACATATGATATGTGATTAAGAACTGCTACTATTGGTAGTTCGTATAGTTGTTGAATTTTGACTAAATCACCCTCTGTAATCCTAACCAATATATCATACATACCCCACTTTTTTTGAAACTCTTTTAATTGGAGTTCTTCATAGGTGTCTGGGTTGTCTGCGTCGTCGGCGTTTGAACTTCCACCACCGCTGTCATCTGTTCCACTAAACAATCCAGAGTTTTCAGCGACAATTCTATCCCAAGAAGAGAAAAAAAAAGAAGTCCGCCTTTAACAAACTCTATACTTAATTTATTTTTGAATAGATTTGCTCGTTTTTCAAAACCACGAGCAGTATGTGGTTCGATTTCATATTCTTCACCCGACCATTTTGTAATCGGCCTCCAAACCAGCGCACATAGATTATGTAAATTTTCATTCGTGTTTTTACGGAACTGTTCACAATCAATAAAAACGCCACTTGACATCAGTGAAAGTTCTGGTTCAATACCATACTCGACCCCATCAATAGTAAAAGTTTTTTTGAAATCTGGGTCTGGTTCCCTTTTCAAGAACTGATAGTCGATGATTTTAGATTTCAACTCTTTAAGTGGTATGTTTCTTAATTCATCTGGGTCAGTGTCCTCACATATAGAAATTGCTTCTATAAATTGAGTAAATTCATTATCCGTTTGAATTGTCAGGATTTCTTGGTATTGACCTATTGTAATCTCTGACCATCCCTTTTTGCTCACGGAGTTTTCTTCTTTTATATTCTCGTTGATATTCATTCCACTTTTCTTTATTTTTTTGTTTATATTCTTTTGAATATTCGTCCATCTTTTGTTTGTTTTTTTTATAATAATCTTTTGTATATGAAAGAACCTCTGATATTTTTATATGTCGGTTCCACCACTGGGGCGGCATAGAGAACTCTTTTAGTTCTATACTTGATTGTGTCCATCTGATTTCACGATATATTTTACAATCACAATCGCCGACTTGGAGTTCAAGACATTCGAGTTGTAAGCCATCTTCTTTATGTAAAATGACTTTTGAAGTTAATTTGTATATTGACATAATAAATTATATATTAATTTTTGGTACTTTCCTTTTGGTAATTAAAATAATTTTATTATATTTGTAGTATAATTAAAAAACCAATAAATTAAAATGAAAAAACAAAAAATCACATCAATGTTAGATTTTATTCAAGTTCAAGAAAAAACAAACGATATACCCTATGGAACTTTTTATATGGGAGAAAAAGAACAATTTATAGATATCAATAATTTACAAAGATATACAACAAAGGAATTAATCATAATTTCTGGTAGAAAAATAACAGGTGCGAAAAAGATTGATTATATCAATTTTATTTTACGAGATAAACGATTTATTGAAAAACAAACAAAAATAAATCGAGAAATTTTATTAAAAAGTTTTTTAGATTAAAATAATTTTTTTAAATTTATACTATAATTAATTAACAACTTAAAAAAACAAAACAATGTTTACAACTGATAACAGAGGGCGGGTTAATTTCCCAATGGGTCTCAAAATGCTTATAAAATCTATATGTATTTCCTCATTAAAAGAAGCAGGTTATGCCAGCAAGCAAGGTTTTTCAACATACTTTTTTTGGAGTAAAGCACATATTAGTGATGGTCGCTACAAACAACAAGAAATTAAAGATTGTTTGATTATACAAGTAAATATATCCTATATGGATGACGATAAACCAGAAGTTCGTTATGCGGATATCGCCAACGTTTATTGGATTTCGCCACCAGAAATCTCAGGACATGGTTGCTGGAAAAATTCCGTATGGTTTATAATTTCACCAAGTATGATACGAGATTACAAATTAAATGATTTATTAAAATGAGAGATATAAAAGATATAATTAAAGAACTGACCGAACATCCAGAGTATATCCACCACGAAATATGGACAAAAAGAGGCGTTCGTGAATTTATAGCAAGTGATTATAGTTTAGATGAAACTGGTCCCCATAGGTTAGAACAAATTTTAACCGATGAAGATTACTCTTACTTTGGTGATTTTGTTTATAATGTATATGAATGTGGTTTGGAGTATGCCAATTATGAATACGAACCCGATTTAGATAAAAGAATAAAAAGACATATTAAATTAAATGACTTGCTCGGTGAACCAGATGATGATATGATGTAAAAAAAATTCCTAAAAAGTTTATTATCGGAACAAATTCTGATGTAGATGATGACTTTCACGACAAATTTAACGAACTGGTAGGTAGGAGTTTTTATACCCTTGGATATGCTGAATTTATCGGAGCGTTGATTTCTGAATATGAACTCCTTATGTCATAGGAACTCGATATCAAAATCGTAATCTTCTCCTCTTTTTGTCCTTCGCCAGTAGTTCCATATCGCATACCTCATTGCGTCCATTAGGTCATCATATAATTTGACTGGTTCGTATATGATTTGTTCACCTTTGGTTTTCCACTGATATTTTCTAATTTCGTCAATCAGGTTTACAGAATTTGTATGTAGATATAATTTTTTTGACCTGATTAAATCTATACCTTCCTTTACACTTTTATCAGCCGACTTTGCCATATACCCAGCCCGTTTAAGGTCTTCAATCATACTCGGTGCGGCACTATCGACCCAAATATCCTTATCGGTTTCTATATTTAAATCTTTCATTAATTTAATTAAATCTGACGATGTTAAATTACTTTTGTATATAACCTCTTCAACCCATTGGTTTTGGTCTTTAATATAAACTTTTACAAGTGCCATAGCGTGATTATATCCCACATCCAGTCCATATAAAAAAGTATCCCATACTGGTTGTGGTTCACCATCTTCTGAATGGGATATCAAATCATTATCCTTCCACTCTGACCAGTTTTGGTATATTGTTGTAATCGCATAACCAGGTAAACCCAGACCATAAACCCGCCACAAGTTTTCATCGTGTTCTTTATAACTTTCAATTTGTTTTATAGTTGTTTCTGTTAAAAAAGGGTTGTCAAGATAAGTTGAGTGTATATAATCTACATCTGTTCTCACTTTCATTTTAAATGACCAGTGCCAAGCATCCGATGGGTTTTGGTCCATAAAAACTCGTTCAGTAGTTCTTAAAAAAAGTTGCTGTGCGGCTTCATAATTAATTTCATTACATTCGTTTAAGTAAAGATGTGTCCGTTTAGCACCACGGACTTTTTGACTATCATTTAAGGAAAAGAATTCAATAAAATTCCCAAATAAATTTATTTTATGTTCGGATTTATTGTGTGAATTTTCATTATAAAGATTTAATTCCTTTAATAAATCAACAAATTCTCTATATACTGTTCTGCGTAAACTGGGAAAGCCGGCACGGACTATCGAAATATAAATTCCTTCACCTCTTCGTCTTGCGCATTCCAATATAATCCACTGCATCATAGAATAGGTTTTTGATGACCTGGAACTACCAACAGAAAGAACAAATCTGCTATTTGTTTTCAGAAGTTTTTCCAATACTCCTGTCGCCTTCATTTCCATTTACAAAAATTACTTTTATATCATTTATATTTTGACCACCAGTCGTGATGTCAACACTGTCATTATATCCTCTTTTCTTTCCACGAAATCGCATATAAAAAAGAATTGATTTTTCCGACCCTTCTTTTATTTTTCTAAATAGTTGGTTTTCAACAAAATCTAATTGTATGTTTTGTATATCATCAACTGCTTTTTTAAACCTATCGTCCTCGTTATAATAGGTATAAAATCTATCCCTGCTGATGCCAACTTCCTTACAAGTTGGTGTCACTATTCCTAAATTTCTTTCCAATGCTTCAAGTAGTTTTTCCTTCCAAACTTCTGGTTGATGTTTACTCATAATATGTAATTTCTGTAATTTTTTTTATGTCTTTTACATATCCGAGATTTTAGGTATTTGTTGCCATAATTCTTTATCCCCAAAATAGTCGGTTAAAATTAAAAAACATTCATATCTTTTTGCCTCAATTTTTGTGTTAAATCCTTTAATTTCAATTAAACTTAAATCTCCATATTCTGGATATAGAGTTTTGATTTTATTATAAAGAATTTTTTTATTTTTTGTCCTAAAACAGAGATAATTATGTTGTTTTTCCCTTCTTAATAAATCATTGGTATGACCTATATATCGTGTCTTTTTGTCTATTAAAATTTTATAAACAATATATTTTAATTTTTTCTCCATTTTTCCTCTATGATTTGCGGAACCGCATTTTTCCATTGAACAAAATGGTGTAATCGTTTATCTGTTCGACCCATTAGTGATATTTTTATAGCAGAGGGATTGTAAAGAATAGTATAAAATGATTTTTGATATGTTCCTCCGTCCAAATAAAATTCTGTTAAACCACCAGAGTTTGTTTGAGTTTGTAATTGCGTCACACATATATTGGGATGTGTAAGAAAAATTTTGCCTAATTTGCCGTTGTGTATATAGCAATTGACATCCTCGTTTATTCTTCCTAAAAATTGATATGGGTCACTGACTTTATTAAAAAAGGTATTCATTAATTTTCTACGAACTGTTTTTCTGTTTAAAATCGATGCGTCAATTCCTCCAATATAATCCCCACCTTGAGCAAAAGCAATACTGGTCGCTGGTGAATTTTCTAAAAATTCCAAAAATATATCAAAGATTTTATTTAAATCGCGAAGTGGAGATGAACTTAATTTTTTTCCTTCTGCAAATCTTAATCTAAAATTATTGTAATCGTCGTCAAGTTGCAGATAGTATTTTAAACCAAGATTTTTTGCTATTTCCGGATTTGCGTTTCTTGCATAAACAACAACATTTTCTTTGGTGAAATTATCACCTATATCAAATTTACCCTTCCAATCCTTTTTTGAAAAAACTATTACCTCATCGCCATATATTCTTTTATAATCAGTTAATTGCTTATCATCATCACTGCACATTAAATAAATTTTGCCAGTATATCCTTGTTCTCTCAAAGTTCTATAAGTTCTTACCTTTTCTGCTCTTCCGTATGTTAGGATAAAGACAGCGAAGTCGTTGTTGTTGTTTGAAATCATTCTTTTTCGGGTTTATTTTTATATTCACCAATTAGTTTTTCGCTTATTCTTAAATATCCAAGTTCAATTGCTTTATCAAAATCTATTATAATAAGAACCAGTTCCTCCATAAGTCGTTGAACATCTGCCTCTGAATGTGCGTAAAATTCAGCACATTTACTATAATCGAATTTTATATGTCTTGTTGCTGCTAATCTTAAAAAAAATTTAATTTCCTCTGGTATGTTTTCGCCTTTTTCTTCAATACTTCCCAATATTTTATAATATGTTTCCAATTCCGTTAAATCTGCTACATCTGGTTTCGGACCTGTTATTTGATAAATTGGTGCTTCAACTTTTTTTGTATATTTACTATCTGTCATTTGGGGGACATCAGATTCAGATTTTGGAAAATCCAAACCCCAGTCCAATAAAAATTCTTTATCCCATTCGTTTGATAAAATATCAAAATCCCATTCACCATACGATAAGTTGTCTTTAATTATAAACTCTTCCTTTTGTTGTTGAGTTAAATCCTCAACCCTAATTATAGGTATGGTTTTAAGTCCTGCTTTCTGACATGCTTTATATCGCATATTTCCACCGAGTATGATATTGTTTTCATCTACGACAACTGGTCGTATTTCCATCATTTTGGGAAATTCTTTTATTGAACTTACTAATTTTTTAAATTTTCCATCGTTAAGAACCCTTGGGTTTTGCGGGTTGGGTTTTATTTCGCTTATACCTACCATTTGTATATTCATAGAGATTTAATTTATATTTTATTTTTTATATATTAAGATAACACTTCTCCATAGGACATAGTGGGGGTTATCACCTTTTTGACAAATTTAATAAATTTTTTATGAAAGACCAAACTTTTGATATATAAATTATATAAATTTTAATTCAAAGGCAATCAAAGGCAATTTCTGGCATAAATTAAAGGCAAATCAGTGACAAATCATAGGCAATCGACCTTATAGTCTGACGCACAAATGGCACCAGGGACTATATTGTAATGCCCCACTGGGAGGATATATGACATAGGGCAGCAATGGTGTTAATACCAGACGAGTTGTGAGCATATAGGTGGCTTAGAAACCATCTTAAAGTAGGTCTGGCGACTATATTGACTAAGTGATATAGTTAAAATCCGATGGGGCTAATTGGTCGACGGCAAGCAATTGACGGCATTTAGGTTAAACAGAGGATTTTAGATGACGGCCTAAGGATGGTCGTGTCTAAAATCCTCTGAAACTTTTAATCTCTGGCAAACATTTTGGATATATCAGATCGGTCTAGATGTGATTTCACACAACCAAAGTGTGAAAATCACTTAGAAAAGTCCTTAAAAAAGTTTTTAATAAAAACAAAAAAACCTCAAAAAATTAATTCATGAGGTTTCTTCGTTGAGGCGATGGATATATTTTATATCTTAAATTCAAAAAAAGTTGTATAAAAAAAAAACCTTTTTACAAAAAGATATATAAAACATATATATTAAATTACTTTTTTTATGACAAATTTACTTACAGAACCAGATTTTATTTATTGTCTGCTCCACTACGACAGACCACCGATGAAAGATATGCTACCTGTATTCCACAATATCGGTGATGTTTTTTATTTTAACAGCACAAAATATCAAGTCATTAATATGGAGGTTGCTACTGAAAGTGATTTGGAGGAGATTGGTTGGGACTTTGTGGTGGAGCCAGGAAATCCACCACTTCTCCTTTATGCAGAAGAATGTGGTAAAATTAATTATACTGAACTGACACGTGATTTAAAACTTAGGACTTTAATAGAAAATGATGACCACTGAAAAATATAAAATCCAAATAATCCACGCGTGTGATATACTCAAAAAACATTATAGTGGAACGATATACTCGAATGAATTAAAAAATATACGAAGAAAATATATTTACAAAGATATATCACGAATGGAGTTAATTTATGACAAAGAATATTTAAGAAACCTATGGTCTATGACCAAAATAAAAATAAAATAAAAAATATGATAATGAGGGATGACACAAAAGACAAACTTGAAATCTTAATTATGAGATTAAAAGAAAAAAACCCAGATATTAAAAACATCGGGTCAAAAAACCAAGTGATTAGAAAATCATTTTGGATTGCAAAAAAAGAAAAATTAAAAATTTCACCAAACACCATAAAACAATATATTGATTGGATTATCGAACGACTTGGATCAGATATTAATTATGGTATAGGTTCTACTGGAATTATCTATGGAGATGAAATCATTGACCCGACTAATTTTGCAATAAAATATATAGCAGATGTTGGAAAATATAAAGAAATTACAAAAGTCGTGGTTCACTATTCAGATGGAACAGAAAGGGAATTCCATTACCAAAAACAACAAATTAAAAAACAAGTTTGGGAAGGTCTTTTTGACTATGGAGGAGATGGCAATAAAATAGTTGTTCAAAAAGGCGAGAAAATCGGATTAAATTTTAGGGACAAAAGTTCAGTTAGGGAACACTTTCAATATACTTTTTCTGTTGTTGAATGGTTAAAAAATATGAAGGAATATGCAACATCAGGTAAATTGACATTCTGGAATAAACACACGAAAAAAGATATAGAAACAATCGATATGTTAATCGATAGATACAGGTCATTAATGCCGAAAGTTTAAGACAATGAAGTTTAAAAAAGGAAGTAAACAAGAAAAATTAAGAATGGCAGCACATAGTCAATTAATAGGTATGATGAAACTATCAATCGACGGAGGAGGCAAGTTGGAGGATTTAGATTTCAGACAATTTGAGGAAAGAGCAGATGAAATGTTGGAGTATATGATTAAATATATCAAAATAAAAAAAATAAATGCTTCTGGAATAGATTTTTTTAACGACGACAACACACGCATATAGAATATATGGAAGTTTAATTTTTTCGTTTTATTTTAAGTAAATTTTATATGCCTCGCCGTAAAAAGCGAGGCTTTTTTTATATATACTCCATATGTGCCCAGATTGTCTTAAAGAAAAACCACTATGGATTAAAGGAATTTGTAAATCTTGTTATACAAAAAAATATAACAGAGAAGCAAAAGAAAAGAAATTAAACTGGTGGCGTGATGTGGTAATCCAACCAGAACATAAAGAAGTGATTAGAATGTCTCTTTTGCGTTGTAAATATTCATACGAACACTCGTTAGATTATATGTTGTTGATGCATTTTTATTTAATGTATAAAGCACCTTGGATGAAGGAATTTCCAGACTATAATTTAGAAAGAACAATGGATAGAATAAAACCCGAACTGAGAAAAATATTTAAATGAAGGATTGGTCAATATGGATTTCAGAAAATTATTCAGGTCTTGAATACTGGGCTAAACGCAGAGATTTTAACAACTGGTCTGACCTGTTAAGCCATTTAACTTTACACTTGGAAAAAAACTGGTCGACATTTACGACTATACCAGATGAAAAAAAAATTGCCTGGTGTCAAGGTTGGTATAAAAATCAAGTCAGATGGATGAACTCAAAACATAATGTAGATATATTCGGTGATGGACTTTGTGGTGGTTCTTTTATCGAATTCAAAACTGAAATATATGACGATGTCCATGAACTGGATTTAGATTTAATATGTGATTATACCCACGAAGAACGACTTTGGATTGATGATTTTTCTCTTTCACAAATCTCGAAAATTAGAAAAATAAAGAAATTATATACAACATTTACAAATGAAGAACAAGTTCTTTTTGACTTGTATTTCAAAGATATGTTGTCTCAACGGAAAATAGCAGAAAAAATAAACATTCCACTTTCAGCAGTATATAATATGTTAAAGAATTTAAAAATAAAAATCAAAAATGAATTTTGAACTGATATTCGCACTTTCAGCAATCACCGTGTTGGCTGTTGAAAGCAAACCAACAAACTGGCTTTGGTATAATTTAACAAAAAAATTAAATATCAGATTTGGTGAACAGGTGATGGAGTTTTTAAGATGCCCGCTTTGTCTTGGTTTCTGGATTGGTTTGATATTTACTTTTTCAATACCACAGGCGGCGATAGTCAGTGTCCTCGCACAGTTTATACAAAATCAAATTATGTCAGGAAAATTATGATGATTGAAAAGGATATATTTTTAAGAGCCGAAAGTTTGGTTAAAGAATGGTCTGGAAAAGAAAATTATAGAGTTCCAGCCGATGTGATTACAGAAATTTTTAATGTTCACAATAAAATCTTTTGGGAACGACAAGAACATTCCAGGGGTTGTGGTGGTTGTCGTCAACGAGTTTGGAATAAATTAAAAACTTGGTATGGCGAAAACAAACACCTTTATGGAAATGACATATAAAGTGTATGCCAATCAATCCAAAACAAAATGAAAGTCAAGACGACTTTATCACCAGATGCATTCGTATAGAAATTGAAGGTGGAAAATCTCAACCACAAGCTGTTGCTATTTGTATAAAGAAAGCAGAGGATGAATTCAAGGGAATGACACCATCTGTGTCAGATGCAACTTGGTCAACAGAAGCACCTATATCAGTTAATTTCCAAACATATAATGACTATCCAGAGGCTGCGAAAAATGCGGCTTGTAAAGTTCTCCGTTGGCGTGATGAACACGGCGATGAAGTAAAAGGTATGACCCGTGTCGGTTGGACCAGGGCAAATCAACTTTGTGGTGGTGAAAACATCAGTGAAGAAACAATAGCCAGAATGTCTGCTTTTCAAAGACATAAAAAAAATTCAGAAATTTCACCCGAATTTGAGGGGACACCTTGGAAAGATGCTGGATATGTCGCTTGGTTAGGATGGGGTGGAACTTCTGGTATAGAATGGGCGTCAAGAAAACTCAAACAAATCAGAGGGGAAAAACTCGAAAAACAAGATTTCAGAAGGGTAAAGAAAGTTCTTTTTGGAGAAGAGTTTGATATCGAAAAATTGAAGTCATTAAAAGATATGGGTTTCAAAGTTTATGTTCGTTCGCAAAGAAAAATAAAAAAAGCCGACGAAAAAGTTTGGAATAAATTAAAACAAGTTGGTTTAAGTGAAGACAATCTACTTTTTGGTTCACAAGATGAACTTAATAACAAAATGGAGTTTTCTTACATTGATGGTCAGGATTGTTTAATCACCTATTTAAGTCGTTCTGGTGAGACTTTTTCACCTGACATAAAGGTTTTACATACAGAGGCTGTAAAAGACATTTTACACGCCAAAGAAATCGATTTTAATTTAAGAAAGCAGTTTACAGGAAAATTCAGAACTGTAAAGATTACATATCAATATAAAGAAATCGATGGTATACCAGCGGCAATATCTGGTTCAAGAGATTTTTGTAAAAATATGATGGATATGAAAGGTCGTGAATGGACTTTGGAAGAACTCGAAGCCGCGAATAATGCTACTTTGGAAGAGGGTTTACAAAATCTTGCCGATATGAACCTACCAGAAGATTTGATATTATATCGAGGTGGATTTTATAGAAATCCAGAGACTGGTATCACAACCCCATTTTGTAGACACGAATGGAAAGTCAATGTTAGGATTGTTTAGAAATAACCGACCATATAGTTCCAGCCAAAGTGATGACACCACCAACGATTTCATTTACGATTGCTTCATCTATTAAGCCTTTTAAGACCAACAAACCGCCAACAAAAGTTAGAGTGTGTCTGATAATTCCGAGTGCTTGTTCTTTTGATAATTTGATTTTTTTCATATAATTTTATATTTTTTAATTTACAAATGTGTGTGATGTTTCGCCACCACCTACACCACCAGTCGTCGGATATGATGTTGTAGCACCAGTTGTATTTTGAAGAGTTCCGTTTATAGCATACATCGTTTTTGATGTGAAGTTCAAATCTCGGAAGCCATATCCCCAAGTCAAACCATCATTTCCAAGTTGTATAGTTGCTGGAACTGATGCTGTTTGAGATGAAAAAGTTCCATAAACATTTGACAAACTATTAACATTCAAACCTTGTGTCAATATATCATTTGTCATTCCGATAGCCATAAAGTTTCCAATCTTGTGTGTAGCGTCAGATGAAAATCTTAAACTTGGAACTCTTGGAACAAGAGCCAAACCATTTGTTAAAAAATTCGCGCCTGACGGGGCTGATTTTGTAAGCGTGCTTTTGAACAACAAGTTTGACGCTGATAATCCACCAGAACCTGTAAATAAAAATCTTTGAAAACTTGTTGGTGATATGGTTGATGCGGCAGTAAAGTTAATGGCATTGCTAAATTCATAATGGAGATGTTTTACATTGAGTGGTTTATCACACCTGATAATTCCATTATATCCAGCAACGGGTGAGGCTCCTTGTAGGACAAATTGAGGAATTTGGTCATCGCAATCCCAGATTACGGTTCCTATATTTGCTCTACAACCAAACATCATATTCGGGTGTATATTTCCACCAGTTTTTGTAAAACTTGAAGTTTGACCTGTGGCTCGGTGTCTAAAAACAATTCCTGTATCACCATATTGTTCCCCTGAACCAAGTGAAGCATAATTTGATGATATAGTTCCTTGTATCAGTTTTACACCGCAGTTTGTAAAATCTCCTGAAAAAAACACCGTATCATTTATATCAATTTCAAGATTATCAACAGAGTATGTTGCAACAACCATACCTGCGTCTCCACCAAGACCACTACCATAACAAAAAAGCCTGCTTTGTGATGAAAATGGATTGTCTGTGATTTTAATTTTGTATCCATTTAGTTGAAGTATAGTATTTCCATTAAATCTACCTGGTCCAATATGGAAATCAGAATGGAGAAAAACTTGCTCACTACCGCTACCTGTTTTGGGAAAATATTCTAACTTCCACCGAGTTTTTGTATCATTTTGTTTATAACCAATCGTGGTAGCAAACAAAGTTCCTGCACCACCAGTCCAAGCAAAGTTTCCATCAAA